AACTAGTCATTATCATTCTTAGTCGATTTGTCTTTCTCATAATAATACTAGAAAACTTTCGAATTCCATGACTCTTTCTTGATTTCAGACCCCATTCTTAACCGCGACTCCGCTACTGCTCGATTGAGTAGCGACGTTCCTGCGGATAAACTGAGACAAGATCCAACTAGTGTGCTATGTTCTCTAGGGTTCGAGCTTATAGACTAATTTTTCCCTGAATAGACATTACTAGTCATTAAAACTTTCAAAGGGTGACGACTGGTTTCTACCCTTCCTTTTGTGATCCGGAAAATTCTCGATATGAATTCGAACTCACAATCAACATTCAGGTTGATCGGATCGCAGACTCTGCCCAGATCGCTTGTTGCCCTTTCTTCTGACACTTATCTTTTGAGAGTAAGATAAGTCTTCTTCGCTTAATCTTTCGGTGTGAAGATCAATTAGTCATCTCCTGAGACCTAAACCCCTTAATCCTCGCGATTCTCGATGAAGCCATTCTTATCCTTCTTGAAAGGCAAATCTTTCAAATAAAAGTTCAAAAAACAAATGATGTTCATTGTATTCAACCATGTAGTCATAGGATCCCCGGTCTATAAAGCTCCTTTACCCGTTATTTTGAATACTAATTTCTTCTTCAACCGAAAACTGCCTTTATATTTCTAACTCAGCGTCATAGGTTTCCACTTGTCAATTACTAGTGGATCTACTCCGACGATACTCGTTCGTATCTTCTCCCAGAGGCTATCAACAACTGCTCGAATCATAATTTTCTTCAACTCGGAGTGTTAATGCCCGTCGTTAGCTGATGCATCCATGTCAATTACAGCACCTTTCTTCGATGCAAACATTTGCTCGTATTGTTCTTGAGTTTTCTTGTAACAGAAACTAGGGTGTTAACTCACTGCTTACAAAATCTAGTAATTGATCACTGCTAACATACCGAAGGTGTCACCCGTAGGATTCCATATCAATCTTGGACGATCTTTTCTTCCTGGCAACAGGGTTGATACATCATCACAACTATAGGTTTCTCCTGATTTTAGAAACATTTTAAACTCCTTAACTTTATTGATAGTTGTTTAGATCGTTTGAGCTTTGATCGCTCGACGATATCGATCTTTCTTCGAGGGTTCCCATCCTTCATGAGCTTCCAAATACTCATCGATGGTAAGAGGTTTAATCTCAACCTCTTTTAGAAAACTAGTGAGTCGGGGGGTGATAAACTTGTCATACTCAACTACGACTTCCGGATCAGGCTCTTTCTTCAATACCACATATCGATTGGATAGCGAACAGACGATGTTATTCTTCGTCTGAGTAGACCACTCGTAGTTAAAACCTGACTATAAGTTTTCGTTCAAGACTCGATACGATGTAAGCGTAGCTTTACTATCTTGAGCGACTAACTCTTAGTCGTCGATTATCTCTGTTACTGGGACGATCAATCCTTCTTTATACCACGTGATTTTGTGTCTCTTGTTGGTTAGGTTATTCAATTTTAATTCATTCGAAGGTTTATTCCGGTAATAGGCTCCTGAAAGTTTTACAGATGGTTCTGATATTTTCAATTCTAGTTTCTATTACACAGAACTTCCTCCTATGAATTATATTTAGGCATTCAGAGGTTTTACAGCTTAGACGTCGTCACGTCCATAAAGGGTAAATATGAACGACTTCAATTTAGGATCTGATGACACAATCATGACTTTCGGCGGGACTGATCTCCACCAATTCCACAAAGCTGCTATGAAAATGATCAACCCTGCTATAAATGGTATTATTTACAGCAAATCCCGCGCCGAATTCACGCTTTGAATCACTTCTGAGATCGGGATCTTCCCTGGAAATCCGATGTAGTTCAAGCCAGTTTCCCCCAAACCTAGGATCAGTTTCAAAACTGCTGATATATAAGGGTCAATCATCCACAGAACTACGTAAAAGCTAAATATCAGACCCCAAACCCAACAGTCTTTAAAAGTTATATCTTCGAATTTAGCAACGGTGTTGTGGAATATGTCATTCCCGAAAGCTTCTTTCCAGCTTTCATAAGAATTCAGCGTATTCTACCTTAGGGTATACGTCATGTAATTCCGGTGGACTCGCTTGTAAGGAGCATACTTCCCGTCCTTGAATTTCTATACGAAGAATAAAACAGGCCTTTAGAGAGCTGCATATAATGCTGATTACAACGTCGCTTCATTCGTCACTGCTGATCC